TCCCGCCCTCAAGGATCTTGTAGAAATTATTATGGGCATCAAAATACGGCTGCCGCTGATTAACAGGCAAAGACATGGCGGTTTGGTGCAAGTAGTTACGCGCCTTTACCGCATCCCCGCCTGCCTGTTCCATTGCGTCGTTAACGATCTGTGCGCTACGCTGGTTGAGATAACCTGCCTGCCCCGCCATGCGGTACTGTCCTGCAACCTTTGGATTCTCCGCAAAATACAACCCGCGCCCGAACGCCTGCACACCCTCGCCTGTACCGATCTTCTCCTTCAGGAACTTCGAGAACTTATACGGGCTACCATGGTACACCGTTATGCCCGCCAAGCCCATCAGCGGAACCTTCGCCATCTTCCTCAAACCCGTAGCCGCCAGATCCCCGATCATCCCCTGCCCCGGAAGAAACGCCGTCTCGTCCGGCATCAACCAATGAGGAGCGTCTACCTCACCAGAACCCACCTGCGCCATCCACTCACCGCGATTCTTCGGGGCCTCCGGGTCAGGTGCGTAAGTACCTGCCACGCTCCCCTGCCGACGAAAAAGACTGGCGTAAGGAGGGGAAGGCATTTAGTTATACCCATCCGTGAGCGCGTTGTAGATACCCCCTCCAGAACCAGGGAGATCCGTCACCATCTGCATACGCACTCCATTCAACGTTCGAAGATTGTTCAACGAGTCGTGGGCGATTTTTGCGAGGTCAACGGGAACCGGCGTCTTGTCGTCAGAATAACGACGGAACAGACGAACTGCCAGTCCGTAGATGAAGGCTTCGTAGTACACCGGCTCGAACGTGATGTTATCCGTCAGATTCACGAGTTCGGTGAGATACGAGTCCGCGTCAAGAGAGACAGCATACACCTTGTTCGGCACGGGGTAGAGCGTGATTGTGCCTGTTTGCACCGCCTGTTGCGCCGCGCCGGGGTCATAGGAAACGTGCGTCGGCCTCGCCTGGGAAACTTCACGGTCGGATAAAGACCCGAGTTGGTCTTTCGGGATAGCCACGATGGGGTAATGCATTGTGCCGTCTTTTACATCCCCCGACAAGATACTGAGCGGCTTGTTCGCCGTGATAGTGGCCCCGCTCAATCCGATGGTGTACGCCGCAGTCCCTACAACAGTGTTGAACGGGATAGCAGTCGTTGCGCGAAGGAGAAGTCGCTGCGTCGCCCACCTCCCCAACATCGCGTTGGCGGCTCGGATCGCTGTATTCATTTCAGACGCACTTGGGGTTTCATCCATTTCCGTCGCATTGATAATGCCCATCGCGTCCTTTATCAATGTGCCGACAGTGACGATCATTTAGATCACCTCAGCTTTTCGTTCGCCGGTCTAAGTTCCATCGCCGGAGTAAATTCAATTTCCTGCGGGCAGTAAACAAGCGTGGATATACACACGTCCGAATGATACCATTTCCCGCCCACACACCATGCGCCACAAGTACGGGTATTGCACCCATCCGAAAACGCCACCGTACAACCAGCATCGCGTGGGCAAGCGCCGCACGACCCAGAAACGCGCCCCTGGCTAAACCCAAACGCTGAAACCGTTACCATAAGACAGAGAACCACAAATACGAGTTTCATTTTTAGGCTCCTATTTTCCTTCTTGGCCGACCGCGCTGTTTACGAGGAAGTTCCTCCGTCTGAAGCCCCCCAAGAGAAGCAAGATCGAGTTCTGGTTCTTCCTTCGGCTCAGTCTGCTCGACCTGCTCGACCTGCACCGGTTCCTCTATCGGCTCTTGCGAATAGAAGCCGAGGCTGTCACGAACCAACCGATAGTTCAATTCCGCCATAAGATCCCCCCCTCGTTGTCAGCGCACCAAACGGCTTTTTCCTTGCAACCACTTCCCCCAGGAAGTTGCCGGATGAACCGCGCTAAGTTCCCGTACCACGATTTCTCTTTCCGATGGTGGCCAAACGTAAAATCGAGCAGGACAGCGATCTCTCCGCCGATCTTTTCCCAAAGACGACAGAAGGCGAAGTCCTCCCCCAACCACGTCCCGTCATGTACCCCCTGCGGAAAGAAATCAAACATCTCCAGTACGCCGTCCTCCCCGTAAACACGGTACGCAAGTTCCGGGAACTTCGCCTGGATCTCGGTGAAAACCTCCCTGCGGATGCACATGAACCCCGTCATGGCACGGACGGCGCGAAGGTAGGAACCATCCACCAACGGCACCCCGGCGTCGTTGCAGATCGGCACCACCGGCATCGGAAACCCGGAAATCCTCTCCGTCTTCTGCGGGTACACCGCAGCGGTGATCGGCTTGTCGGACGCCAGCAACGCCTCCATCGCGGCCCGTTCCCAGGAAATGTCCTCATCGAGAAAAATCAGCCTGTCGCAATCGCTCTCCAGAAACCGCGAAGCAATATCATTCCGAGCGGCCTGCACGTAGCTGTGTCCATACACAATCGTCAGGACGTAAGGGATGCCTTTTTCCTTCAGCAAATAGCCGGTGTCGAGCAGCGAATCAAGAAACTGCGGGCACTCCAGCCCCCGATATGATGGAATGGCGATCATTACCTTCATGTACTGCCTCCCTCCTCCGAGGTTGAAAGCAGGGGCGGGGGACCGAAGCCCCCCGCCCATGAATCAGGACGACTCTTACGCCTTGCCCTTCATGACGCCCGCCGCAATGAGCGACGTGCGTATTTCGTTCACCAACGTCACGATTGCATTGGCCTGGGTGGACGTGGAAAAGCCCCACGGCGAAGAAGACACCGCAGCGGTCGTGGCAACTGCCGCCTGATTCGCGGAAGCCCGCTGACCGGTCGGCCAAGTGCCGCCCGCTTTGATTTCCGTTGCCATAGAAGCCGGAGTGGTAGCCATGTATGTTTCTCCCTTATCCCTGGATTCTCACGGCAAGTTCGGGGCGAAGCACCGAGAACCCACCGAGCACGTCGATACGATAGACCGTGTAGTCCGACATCGCCCCGTACTGCCGCAGATAGCGCATGGAGATGCCGTCATACGACTCACGATGCGCCTCAACACCCGGAGGAAGTTCGAGGTCCGCCGTGCCGAGGGTGAAAGCGTTCTTGTGGAACGCGAGGTTGCACGGAGACGCCACCGAATTCGTCCCGGAAGTCATGGTGATGGCCTTGCCCGAAGTCGGAGCTACGGAGCAGTTGCCGTTGACCACGCCCGGACCCGCGACGATAGGGGTCGGAGAAATGGGAACGGAGACGGTGCCGGTGGCGAGATCCGTGTCCGCCGTCACAACCCACTGCGCGAGAACGCCCGTGCTCTGCTGCGTCTCGGGGTTGACGTGGTAGCAGTCCGCCACGGTGAAGGTCGAACCGGCCTTCAACGTCTTGCCGTTGTCGGACGAGTGAACCGTCCACGAGAAGTTCGCCCCAGACGCCCAGGTCGCCTGCATCGTCGCCGGCGTGGTGTTCAGCTGCGAGCCGGAGGTGTGCGTGTAGACGTTCTGGTCCATCACGAAGTCGAACCCGAGACCGTTCCCCATCAGGCCGTTCCGATACTGCTCGGAGATGACGCCCTGCGGGTTGTAGAGACCGGACAACCCGCCGACCGACATGGCGTTCGCGGCGGGGTCGATGCACACGGTGCGGTTCTTGTCCCGAGGCACCGCGTTGATGTCGAGGATGCGCCCCGCGTTGAGGTAGATCGCCGGGGAGTTGTACTGAAGCAGCCCGGTAGCCGACCCACCCGAGGTGCCGGGGGTCGTACCGGGAGTGCCGATGGAGAAGTTGACCGGACCCGCGCCGCCGCCGACCGCCACACCGTCAGCAAAGGTGCCGGTGATCGCGGCCTTGTAGCAGTCGTAGTCGATGGTCGACGCCAGCTTCGCCATCGCCGGGACGATGTACCGCTCCCGGAACTCGTCGATGGAGAGAGTGAGTTCCTGGCTGGAGAACGTGAGGGGAACAACCCACTGCCGGTTGAGGGTCAAGGCGACGTAGGACTCCGTGACCGCCTGCGGAACGATGGCCGGACCCTGCTGAACCGCGAACCGGTTCGGGTTGCGGATGTTGATGGTGTTCCCGATCTTTCCGCCAGTGCGGGCGAACTGATCGGAATACTCCCGGTTGATCCCCTTGACAAAGCCAAGGGAGTTGTGGAGAACCATAAGGCTCTCCTTGGTGATCTGTGCGGGGGTGAGAAGCGTATTGGTGGGCACTTTTTATCTCCTGTCTGGGTTTAGCGTTTCCCGTAAAGTTTCGAGGAACGCCGTTTATAATACTCGGGCATTGGCAAGTCCGCTTCATCCACCATATCCCCGGACGATGGGACTACAGGGGCTACAGGCTCCGGGGCAGCGGACACTTTGCGCACCGGCTCCGGCTTCGAAGCGAACTTGATACGCGCTTCGACGATTCCAAGCTCACGAGCGGCCTGCAACGGCGGGAGCATCGCAATCCGCGCCGCGTCTTTCCGGTTCTGGTCTATCCAACGAAGCAACTGAGGAGCAACATCGGAGTCCTTAACAATGGACCCCATCGTAGGGCTATACGGAAGCGTCCTGTCCTGCAAAAGATCGAGAATCGCGGGGTCTTCTTTCGCCGCCGACTCGATCCTCTGCGCGAACTTCTGCTCCATCTCTACGAGCGCTTGCCGCTGCTGCTCCGCCTGCTGTTCCATACGGAAATCGTGCTTGGCCTTCTCG